CTCTTTCGGCCGGCCAAACGTATGTACCGCCTCAGGCGATCGGCCTGCAACTTGAAGCGGGAATGACTTTGCAGGCGCTTGCATCCGCTAACACTGCCGTGACGATCGCGGGCGGCGTTTATGAGACAAGTGGCTCATGAAAATTCACGATAAAAAAGGACGATCTTTCTGGATCGATGAAGCGGACCTTGATCTGATCGCAGGCTATACGTGGCATATCGGATCAAATGGTTATGCATCGACAAACATGCGCCATCCAGACGGCGGATTTTTTACTTTGGGAATGCATCGACTGTTGCTCGGTTTAGGACACGGCGATCCGATGGAAGTGGATCACGTCAATGGAGATAGATCAGATAACCGACGATCAAATCTACGTTTGTGCACGGCTGAAGAGAACGCGCATAACAGACGCAGCAAGAGTAAATCGAAAGGCGTATGCCTAACGAAGGATGGGAAGAGGTGGCGGGCACGAATCGCCTTCAGGGGGCATCGGAAGTATTTAGGCTCTTTCGATACTCATGAGCAGGCCAGTGAAGCGTACAAGCGAGCAGCGCTGGAATTACACGGTGAATTTTCGAATTATTCAGGGAGCTAAAGCATGAGCAACTATCTTGGCGTCGCAACGGATGACGTTACTGTCAACTCGCTGGCATTCAAGAACCCTCCTGGCGATACGCTGACTTCGATCTATCACATGCCACTGACGATTTCGCCGGCACAGGTCGCAGCCAACACGACGGCAGAACAGACGTTCACGCTGACGGGTGTGCGCGTGGGCGATGTGGTCTTTGTGACCAAGCCGACGTCGCAAGCTGGTCTCGGGATCGTGAACGTGCGCGTCAGTGCGTCAAATACGCTGGCAATCACGTTCAGCAACAACACGGCGTCGCCGATCACGCCGACGGCCTCGGAAACGTATCAGGTCGGGGGCCTTCGCTGATGCGAAATTTCCACCTTCTAGCAAGCGGGGTAGATGTCAATCCGCTCGTTCTCGCCATCAAACGCCGTCCGGAGTTGTGGAAGGAAGACACGTTCCTTCGCCATTATCCGCAGGGTCCGTTTGGCGAGACCGAAACGATCATGCTTCGCTTCCCGGAGAAGGTGGAAGGCCTGACCGAAGAACAGATCGAGTTGTACAAGCAGAACCAGCTTGCCGGTTACGACCAGTACGAAGCGGTTGATTACCCGTCGTACAAGCTGTTGCATGAGGCTCGTCCGATCGTGATGAATCTCATGGCGCGCGTCGCAGGCGAGCGTCTAGGACGGGTGATGATCAACAAGATCATCCCTGGTGGGCGCATCTTCGCGCATGCCGACACGCCAGAGCAGACGCGCTACTACACGCGGTTTCATGTAGTCCTGCAAGGGTTGCCGGGCGCGATCCTGAAATGTGGAGACGAACAGATCAGCATGACGACGGGCGACTGTTTCTGGTTCGACAACAGCCAGGTCCATGAGGTGGTGAACAACAGCGCGAGCGACCGGATTTCGATGGTCGTCGACATCAGGACTTCGCGATGATCACTTTCGCTATCGAACCCTTCTCGCAGGTCTACACCGAACTTTTGCCATTGTTGGCGGAGCATTACGGCGAGATTTCAACGCACGTTGACCATGACGTCCCGCTTGATCCGATGGTCGAGGTCTACCGCGCGCGCGAGCAGGATGGGTCTCTGATGATGGTCATTGGTCGAGAGGCCGGACAAATCGTCGCGTATTTCGTGTGTTTCATCGCGCCGGGGTTGCACTACCGTTCTTGCCTGACGTGCTCGCCGGACATCTTCTATGTGGCGCCAGAGCGTCGCACCAGCATTGCCGGTATTCGCATGTTCCGCTTTGTTGAAAAGGAACTGAAACGCCGTGGCGTGCAACGTTGGGCAGTCGGCAGCAAGGTCGCGCACGATGCGTCGGCGTTATTCAGGTTTCTCGACTTCCAGCCGGTCGAGACGACGTACGAAAAATGGCTTTAAACAGGGGCTAAAAATGGTCGCAGCAGCGGTAGCGGGTGGCGCAATTGTGGGTGGTGTGGCCTCGTCTGCCATCGGTGCAAGCGGGGCCAAGAGTGCTGCAGATACGCAGGCCCAGGCGGCCAACAACGCCGCAGGTCTCCAATGGCAGCAGTTCCAGCAATTGCAGCAGAATCTGCAGCCATACATGAGTCTGGGCCAATGGGCTATTCCTTGGCTGCAAGAGCAGTCTAACAATCTCGGGAAATCTTCTTTCTCATTTAATCCTACGCAACAGCAACTTGAGCAGACTCCGGGCTACCAGTTCACGCTTCAGCAAGGCCTGAAGGGCGTCGATAACGCTCTGTCGGCTAAAGGTCTGAATCTCTCTGGCGCGCAGGCGAAGGGGATTGGACAATACACGACTGGCTTGGCTGACCAAACGTATCAGCAGCAGTACCAGAACGCGCTTCAGAACTTCATGACGAACTACGGCGTGCAATCGGACCAGTACAACCGTTTGGCTGGTCTGGTCGGGCTCGGCCAAAGTTCGGCGGCAGGCGTCGGCAATGCTGGGCTTCAGACGGCGAACTCGGCAGGGAATTTCCTGACGTCCGGCGCCAATGCGGCTGCGGCCGGTCAGATTGGGACTGCGAACGCTATCAATGGCGGGATTGGTTCGATATCGCAAGGAGCCGGCTTGTACGGTCTGCTTGGCGGTGGCGCAGGTTCGGCAGGTACCAACAACATCTACGGCACGACCGCAGCGGGTAACCCGATCTACTTCCGATAGTGAGCGACCATGCCCATTGATCCGTCCATCCCGCTCGGCATCCAGCCGCCGCAAAGTCCCCTGCAGTCTATCCAGCAACCCCTGCAAACTGCCCAAGGTCTGCTGTCGCTGCGCCAGAATCAGATGCAACTCGGCGCCAACCAGGCGATTTCCGCTGCATACCAGCAATCTGTCAATCCGGATGGATCGGTTGACTTCAACAAGCTCCAATCTCTGGCCGCACAGAACGGTGCCGGCGCATTCCTGCCGCAATTCATGGGACAGATCGCCCAGCAGCGCAATAGCCAGTTGCAGTACGACACTGGCAAGCTCGATCTCGCGCTAAAGCAACAGCAGGGCATTCGCGGCATGATTGGTTCGCTGGCGGTCGATCCCGATATCGGCAAAGCGGACATATCGACGAAGATCGCCGGGCAGATTTCGGACGCTGTTCAATCCGGTATTCTTCCGCTCGATCAAGGCATCCGCGAAATCCAGTCGATTCCGGGAGATCCGAAGTCCCAGGCGCAATGGGTTCAGAACCACCTGATCAATTCGCTGTCCGGTGAGGCAAAGTTGCAAGCGCTGATGCCGCAAAACGTCACTATCGACACGGGCCAAGGTACGGCGATGTTCAATCGTAGTCCTTTGTCAGGCGAAATGACGCCGAACGGGTTCGTCCAACGAGGACTCACGGCGGCAGATCTCGCAGCGCCGAAAACGATCACGATGCCAGATGGATCGCAGCGTCAGGTGACAACGGCGGAATGGCTTCAGATGCAACAGGGTGGCGGCGCTCAGGTTCCCAGCGCACAGGGTGCAGGTGGTTACACTGGACGCTACAACGCCCCGGCACAAGGCGGTGGTCCCGGCGTTCAAACCGCCATCAGTCCGGCTGCACAGGCTGCTTTGTCTGCGCAAGGGGCATCGTCCAATACCGCTGCGCAAACCCTGCACGATGCCGCAGCGGATGCGCCGATGCGCCTCAACCTTCTCAATACGGCGCGCGATGCACTCGCCAACATCACGACTGGTCCGGGTACGGACTGGCGCAACACGTTCGCCAGCGCGTTGCAGGCTACTCCTGGTATTGGCGATGCGCTGAAGGCGATGGGCGTCAACGATCCGTCGAAGATCGCCAGTTATGACGAGTACAAGAAGATCCTGACGAACTATGCTTCTTCGGTCTCCGGTTCGCTCGGCACTGGCACGGATGCGCGTCTGAATGCGGCCGTCACCGGCAACGCCAATCCGGGCATCTCTAACCTTGCGAATGAAGATATTCTGACGAAGACGATCGCAGCAGAGAAAATGCGAGCGGCGCAGGATTACGCTTTCCAGAACTCCGGACTGACGACGGATAAGTTCAATCAGTGGCAATCGCAGTGGAACAAGAGCGTATCGCCTGATGCGTTCGCATTCGCCTCAATGAACCCGACGCAGCAACAGGCGTTCATCAAGCGCCAGTCGCCCGCGCAGCTCACGAAGTTCAAGGCTGATCTGGGAAATCTCGTGCGGGCTGGACTGATCCAGCCGGGAGGCCAGTGATGGCCAAGTATGACGACATAATTCAGGCTGCGGCGAAGCAATATAACGTCGATCCCGCGTTGATTCGTGGGGTCATCGCTACCGAATCGACCAACAATCCAAAGGCTGTTTCGGATAAAGGCGCGACCGGCCTGATGCAGATCATGCCGTCGAACTATAAGGCGCTCGGTATCACTGACGCGACTGACCCGCAGCAGAATATCTTCGGGGGCGCCAAACTCCTGTCACAACTGCTCGATTCGTCACCCGATGTGGCGACGGCTTTGCGCCGGTATCAGGGCGGCGAAGATCAGTCGAAGTGGGGTCCGGTGAATGCAGCATATCCCGGAAAGGTTCTTTCGGCTGCCGGGATCGGCGCGCAACAGGCTCCCGCAGCGTCGGCCACACTTCCGGGCATCCCGACCTCGCAGCCGGCCGGCGATCAGAGCGATGACGCGATTTTCGCTCAGTTCTCGAAGGGCGCAGCACCGCCCCAAGGTCAGCAGGGGCCGCAATCTGACGATGCAATATTCGCTTCGATGACGAAAGCGGCTCCCACCGCTGCCCCTAGTGCTGGAGCGATTCCCGCCACCCAAAGTGCGAATCCGGCACCCGCTGCAAATCAACCTGGCGGCGCCATGTCGTTCCTTGCTGGCCTCGGGCATGGCGTGCAGGAAACGGTGCTTGGTGCTCAGCAACTGCTCGGTCATGGAGCGCAGGCGGTCGGCCTGAACAATATCGGAAATTGGCTCGTCAACGACGCGAATCAGGGCCTTGCGCGCGGCAATGCTGAATACGCGCCTTATCAGGCTGCGCATCCGATTGCGGCTGGGGCAGGGAACATTGGCGGCTCCATTGCTGCAACCGCCCCACTAGCGGCTATCGGCCCCGCTGTCGGTGGGCTTGGTACCGCCGCTTTGCGGGGTGGTATCTCGGGTGGCCTGACCTCGCTTGCGGCTCCCGTTGATCCGAACAGCCAGAACTATTGGGCTGATAAGGCCGCGCAAACGGCAACAGGCGTTGCGACTGGCGGAGTACTCGGTCCTGCCGCCTATGGTGTCGGCCGACTCATTTCGCCGAATGTCTCACAAGACGTTCAAACGCTGATGAGCAAAGGGGTTACCCCCACGCCCGGCCAGATCCTCGGCGGTGGTTTCGCGCGTACGGAAGAAAAGCTGACCAGCGTCCCAGTGCTGGGAGACATGATCAAGAATGCGCAGCAACGCGCGGTTCAGCAGTTCAATACTGCAGCCTATAACGATGCACTCGCGCCTATTGGACAGAGAATCCCGGCCGGTAAAGTCGGTCAGGAAGGAGTTGAGGCTGTCCGAAACGCGATCAGCGATACCTACGATCGCGTCTTGCCTCAAATGCAGTTTCGGGTCGACCCGCAATTCCAGACCGATATCACGAATCTCGGGAACCTCGCACAGAATCTTCCGGATGCTCAGGCAAACACGTTCATGAAGGTCCTGAAGACGCAAATCTTCGGGAAGATGACGCCGCAAGGATATATGGACGGCGACACGCTCAAAGGTGTGCAAAGCGAACTCGCGCGCAAGGCAAACGGATATTTAAGCAGCAGTTCGTTCGACGACCGCGAGCTTGGTGCAGCACTGAGCGAAATCCGCAGCGCGGTTGATGACAATCTGGCGCGCGTGAACGCGCCCAATCTTGCCCAAGACCTTGCCAATGCAAATGCCGCGTGGGCTCGTTTCACTCGCATCCGTTCGGCTGCCGCATCTCAGGGTGCCGCAAACAATGAAGGCGTATTCACTGCGGCTATGTTGAGCCGCGCAGCCCGTTCAGGCGATCAAAGCGTAGGCAAAGGTGCTACGGCAACGGGCAGCGCTCTGATGCAGGATCTGGCCGGCGCAGGGCAGCGAGTTCTCGGGTCGAAGTATCCAGACTCAGGAACGGTAGGCCGTGGATTGCTCGGGCTCTTGGCTCCGGGGGGGATCGCTGCGGGACTGGCTACGCAACCGACTGCCACTCTGGCAACACTCGGAGGCATCGGACTTGGGTCGCTGCCATATACGCAACTAGGCCAGCGCGCGGCGGCATCACTTCTGACGTCGCGCCCACAGTTTTCCCAGCCGATAGGCAATGCGATATCCCGTCTCGGCGCTCCAGTCGTAGCCGGGAGTCTGCCGGCGCTTCTTTCTGGCAGCAGATAGGTCGCGCCATATGGCGATGATTGAAACGCCAGCCGAAACGCAGGCGGTGTGAATGAGTTGTGCTGTTGTCATGGTCTAGCCAACCTATCGGCGGTAGTCGCCCGTTAAAGAGTCTCTCGAGGGCAGAGACAGGCAGCGCGCCGGCGCGCTGCACGTGTTCCTCGCTTCGGGTGCATAAAAATGACGGCTACTCTACTGCCGAATGCAAAACAGCAGTTTATAGACAGCAATGGCAAGCCGCTTGCCGGGGGCTCAGTTTACTTCTATATCCCCAACACGACCACGTTCAAGAATACGTGGCAGGATGCTGGACAAACCATCCTGAATACGAACCCGGTGGTTCTTGATGCGTCGGGTCAAGCAGTCATCTGGGGCAACGGTGTCTACCGTCAGGTTGTCTATGACCAGTTCGGCAATCTTATCTGGGATAAGATCACTGAGGATACCAGCGGCGGCCTCATTGGGAACATGGTTGATAACCTTTTTCATGCTCCCGCCGACTTCACGCCTGGTACTACGACTCAGCTCCCGCTGACCGTCAGCCCTGGCACCGTCAGCAATACATGGATTTACTTCGATGGCGTCTACCAGACGGACGACGCGATTTCGTTGAGCGGAACGACGCTCACGTTCTCATCCCCGATTCCCGTTGGCGTGTCGGAAGTGACCGTTAAGATTGGCTCGACATTGCCAGTTGGAACGCCTGCAAACAGTTCCGTCACTGACGCGACGGTCGCATTCAATGCTGGCATCCAGAGTAACAAACTGGCATTTCTTTTCCCGTCTGCGGGATCCGTCTCGCGCACGGTTCAGAGCAAGCTGGCGGATATCGTTTCGGTGCTTGATTTCGGTGCGACAGTTGGCGGTGACCTATATGCGCCGTTGAATTCTGCTATTGCCTATCTGACTTCGGTCAATGGTGGCACTGTCATCATCCCGCCGTCAGCGCAGCAATGGACATTGAGCAATACAGTAGTCATCAACAACAGCGACATCCAGATTCTCGGCGCAGGTCACGGTGACTCGCACGACAGCGGAACCGGCAACAACGCCGCGACTGTCATCCAGTGGACAGGTGCCGTCAACGGAGACATGTTCCAGATCCAGCCGACAGCGACAGCGGCGCGCGCACTGCGCGGCAATGGCTTCCGGGGCATTTTCCTGATCGCGAATGGAGCAGGACGCGGTGTTTCGCTGCGCTCATCCTGCGATGGTGTCTACGATTTCTCCGGTTCGGAATTCACCATCGCAATGATGGATATGAACGTCCTGACGACGCTGACTGAGGCCGCAGATACGCAGCGCAATGAGATCAGCCTTCGCGGTCGTCAGGTGGCTGGCGGTGGCGGTTCGATCCTGCTGTGCGGCGGCTCGGCGACAGCAAATGTCTCGTTCAACCAGTTCAAGCTGATCAAGGCACTATACGCCAACATCACAGCGGCAATCTGGATGCTCAGTTCAGATAACAACCTCTTCGAGACCGTGCAGATGGTTCGCGGGACGGGAACTGGCATCGGTGTATTGCTAGATTCGACAACCGCCTCCACCGTCCCCGCCGCGAGCAACATGTTCATCAACCTTTCGCCGGGTGCTGGCGGCGTCTATGCGGCTGGTACCGAGCGCGGCACGTTCCCCTCGGTCTATAACAGCGTCCTCTTTTATGACAAGGGCAATGGGCCGCCCGACCCGATCATCGGTCCAAATTCTGTTTTCTATTGGTCATCTAACTATCAAGGATCGATTGGCAATCGGAAAGATACACTCAGCGCGGGCGCGAACTGGTACGTAGACTCCAATGGTCGATTCCACGTCTATGGTCTGGTTACCATAGCGGGCAATTCAACAACGGGCGTTTCTCTTCCGGCCGGTATCACCGTATCAACTGGTATCAGCAGTATCCAGATGACGCCTCATGGCTCGTCGGTTTCGCCGTTCAGCGCGACGTGGACTGGCACGCAAGTCAATTTTAACAACGGCTCGGCCACAGCGACAGATTTCTGGTACGAGGTCGTCGGTTTCTAACGGGGATTTCTATGAACGATGCAGTGGCAAGCGCAGCCAAGACCGCGCCTTCTGTTTCCGTGTCCGCTGCATGGCTCGCGGGGGTTGACTTACCGCATGTCGTGATGGCTCTAACTGCCATTTACACGGGGATGCAAATCATCTGGTTTGTCTATGAAAAGGTGATCAAGAAATGACTCCTGAAAACAAAGCGCAACTCGTCGAAGAGCTTCGATTCGACGAAGGTGTCAGATATGTTCCGTATCTGGACACGAAAGGCATTCCGACGGTCGGCGTAGGCCACAATCTGCAAGCGATTCCGTTGCCTGAAGGATGGTCTTATCCGCTCACTGATTCGCAAGTCGATGGGTTGCTCGACGGCGATCTCCAGAACGTATTTCACGATCTTGACCGAGATCTTTCATGGTGGGCTGATCTTAACGATGTCCGTCAACGGGTCATCTGCAATATGTGCTTCAACCTGGGCATGAGCAAACTTTCTGGCTTCAAGAACACGCTCGCCGCGATGCGTCAGGGCCGTTGGGATGACGCTGCGCAGGGCATGTTGAATTCCGCGTGGGCATCGCAGGTCGGCGCGCGCGCGCAACGACTCGCAAAGATGATGGAAACAGGGGAATGACATGGCTGCTTTCGATCCAATCACCGCAGTAACGAACGTCGTCGGCCAGGTCATCGACCGTGTTTGGCCCGATCCTGCTCAGGCTGCGCAAGCAAAGCTGCAATTGCTCCAACTTCAGCAGACGGGTGAACTTGCGCAGATCACTGGCCAACTGGAGATCAACAAAACTGAAGCCGCGAATGAAAGCAGCTTCGTTGCGGGATGGCGCCCGTTCATCGGTTGGGTATGCGGAGCTGGCTGCGCATGGAACTGGATCGGCTTGCCCGTCGCTAAATTCGCGCTGTCGATGCTCGGGCATCCCGTCAATATGAGCGCCGCTGACCTATCCGAAATGATGCCTGTCCTGCTCGGCATGCTCGGGCTTGGCGGTCTGCACTCTTTTGAGCGCGTGAAAGGGGTCAGCAAATGAACAAGATAGGACGCTATCTGCTCAATTACGCCGTTCTACTCGATGAGGCGGCGAATACCGTGTTCGGCGGCTCGCCAAATGAAACCATCAGCGAGCGCGCGGCGAAAGCGCGCAACGCGGGTCGCAAATGGGGTTGCCTGCTGTGCCTTGTCCTCAACCGCATCAATCCGGGCCACTGCGATAACGCACTCACATCAACCATCGGCGACGACGCCGTTATTCCTGACGGAGAATGACATGAAGAAACTCTTTGCTGCGATTATCGCTCTCACCGCTTCGATCGCATTCGGCGCGACGACGGTGCCGGTGCAGTTGCTGAACCCGACTGGGTCGACATCGGGTCAAACGATCGTATCCAGCGGGCCCGGCAATGCACCAGCATGGGGGAATATCCCGGTTGCTAACGTGACCGGTGCGCCATCGCTGAGTGGTAACAACACCTGGACCGGGTCTCAGACCTTCAGCTCAACTATTACACCATCTCAAACCGGTGGCATTGTCGGCACGACCACCAACAACAATGCAAATGCCGGCAGTATCGGAGAATTTGTGCAGCAGGGGTTCCCAAGCGTGTCTGTGACGAACGCAACCCCAACGAATGCGGTAAGCATAAGCTTAACTGCGGGAGATTGGGATGTAACCGGGTATGTTCAGTATCAGGCCGGCAGTGGGGCCACCGTGACTGCCGCGTTAGGAGGTATAAGCACGACATCCGCCACGTTACCCGCGTCAGGATTCTATTCGTTTATGGGCGGAATTAGCGCGCCTTCAACCACCGCGGCGGGCGTAATCGCGCCAATCCAGCGCATTTCTCTAACGAGTACGACGACAGTCTATCTGGTCGCGGAAGCCGTTTATACAGGAGCTTCCTGTGTGGCAACCGGTTTTATTCGCGCTCGTCGCGTCCGCTGATCGCTACGCCCGCGCTCACCAAGCGCGGGCTTCAATATCCATTGCGGCATCTTCACGACCCTGCTCCCACTCGCGCCACTCACGCGTTTCGGCATGGTATGGGTTGGTGTCATCCTTCGCGGACTTGTATCCTCGCTCATAAGCAAACGTCCCAGGTCGCGGCTCGCCGTGGAAAAACGTCCTGATTGCTTTGCAGGCACGCATGGCTAGGTTCATATTTCATGCCCTCTGGATCAGCCGGTTTTCCGACTTTCAATTTCTATCAGTTGCCGGATATTACACCAGCGGGCAAAACCGCTAGGTAAGTCATTGATTTGTATACGACGCAATAGGACGTTTTTGCAGCCCGAAAACGCCCCGTTAAATCGGCTGAAATCCTTGCTGGTATTGGGTTACGTAGATTTTCAAAGCCTCTACCACTTCGGCTCCGACCATCGCCCGCAAACCCTTATCCAGTAAGTGGCGGGCAACAAGCGGGCAAAACTCGGGTAAAACTCATCCGATATTGATACGGACTTTCATCGGTTCCAGACCGCGCGAATTGGCGTACATATCCGCGATCGCATCCGTCATGTGACCGAGCAGCGCCTTCGTATCGACGCCGCCTTGTTCCATGTAGAGCCGCTTCGAAAGGCTGCGGATTTCGTGCCACGTCGGATCGGTTTCGTCCCGGTATCCAGCCAGCCGGCGCGCCTCCAGAAACTTCTCAGATATCGTCTTGAGCTTGATCGGCGAGCCTTTTGGCGCCCGGACGTTGCCACGGACGTGGTGGATCAGGTATTTGCTGACGACGCCAGTAGTGCGGCACCGCGCGATGACATCGGCGAGTGACAGGCCGACGGCATTCATGCGCAGTTCGAGCGGGATCGCGATGCGCACGCCCGTCTTGCCGCGCGTCAGTACCGCGTAGCCGTCTTCCTGAAACGACCGCTCCCAGCGACCCACCGTCGACAGATCCTGTCCGGATACCAGCGCGAGCAGCATCGCGTTTGGCAGCCACACTGCCACCTCGGGCGCCTTTTCAAGCGTCGCCTTGAAGACCTCGAACGACATGCGCTTGCGGCGCACCGTCACCTTGGCGCGCTCGGTATCGTCGGCCGGGTTCTCCTTCATCCAGCCGAGCGCTTTGCCCCGGCGGCATATCGCCTTCATGCGGCTGCGGATCTGGACGGCCCACTGCATCTTGCCTTCGGCCTCGATCTTTTCAAGCATGTCGGCGATATGCTTCGTCGTCAGCTCGGCGCACGGGACAGCGCCGAGTTCCTTCTCGATGAAACGGTCCCGATACTTGCGATGGCTGATTGTCGATTCCTTGACCCCAGTCGTCGGCATCTTCTTCAACAGATCGGAGATCGTCTCCTTTACCGCTTGTGCGCTCGTATGCGCGCTGATCTTTTCGGCCAAAGTCTTTCTTGGCACAACCTGCGCAATCTCGAAATTTATCTGTTGGGCCTCGTATATGGCCTGCGCCAACGGAATGCGACCGAGTGCGTGGATTTTCTTCGTGATGGGATGTCGGTACGTGTAATAGCCCGGCTTCGATTCATGAAGGTTATCCGGCCAGTTGGCACGTTTTCTAATTCTCGGTCTTGCTGCCATGTTCTGCTATCCGTTTGATGAGTGAGTGGCGGGCTATGCCGTCTTGAAACACAGCATTTTGCTCGACGTAATACGAGCGACCGACCTTGACGGGCGGCGGATAGATCTTGCCCGCGTTGATCCACAGGCGAGCCGTGCGGATCGCGGGCGGCGGGTCGAAATTTCGCTTGAGCCATTCATCGAGACGGATTTTCACTTTTCCAACTCCGATTTATCTTTGACAATGTTGTAAAGCTTATTTTTTTCTTACAACGCCCCGCAAACCCTTACCCAGTATTGTCAAGAGGGTTGAAGCCTTGTCTAATAAGGCTCCGCGAGGGTTGACTAAAAAAGCAGTGCTAACATACTGTCTGTGGGTTTCTCAACAAACTCGAAACCCATCAACGACGAGGGCATAAAGCCTCAAGCCCTCGTGCTCCCTTTCTCCAAGGGTGTTGGTGCTAAAACCCTCAAGCGGCTTCAAGTTCGTCTTCATCGATCGTGATGTAGTGGCGGTGGACCTTGAATGCATCTTCCCTGGAAAGGGGAGTTTTGCAGTCACCGAACAGAGCTATGTCCTGAGGATGGCGGAAAGCTGGTTTCGCAAGCTCTGCATCGAGTTTCGCTTTCTGGTTGATCAATCGACGTCTCAATTTGTATAGCTTGTTCGCCTCGCTCTTGGGTAGCGGCGGTGGGCGATCAGCGTCTTTCCCGGGGCCGATGGTATAAATCTTGAAAAGATTGCATTCGGTTACCCGTCCCCAGTCGCATATATGAACCTGCGCGGCAGCATGAAGAAAATGCATCGCTCGCTCAACGGTCGGCCGGCAAAGTCCAGTCGAAAAAGCTATGTCGAGGATCGAATATTTGCCGCCGTCCTTGATGGCTTCCTGGACGAGATTCATATTCTTCGCCAAAACTGGCTTGATCTTTCTGGATACCATGTCAGTTCCCCGTGTTCTTTGGTTCGGATGCGGCGAGGGAGGCTTTGGCCTCTTTCCAGATAGCGCACCATGCGCATTGCGTCCCCGACAATGATCCGTTGTCGTTGTCCCATATGCCAGGCCTCAAGTGTCCGTGCCCCGGCGCGTTTGGATTATCGTCACGTCGATAACGTTGCTGGATCTCGCGAATCAGCATCGACAGAAGGCTGCGCCATACCTCCGCATCCTTCGCCACCGAACTGTCCCGATACTTCATCGCAAAACAGTTGCCGCATATGCCCGGATCATGCGTCGTGATGCTGTCGCCGCATGCTTGGCATTCAGGCTGCGCCCCTGCGACAGCAGCAACCTCATCCGGTCCAAGGTTGCTCCATTCGAAGGCGCTCAGCAGGTCGTGGACGGTGAGCGAGAATGTAACGCTCTCAAGATCGCCAGTAAGTTTCCCATCGTCGCCAACAGGGCTGACTGAGTTGAAGTGTGGGCCGATGAACTCGATCATCTGGTCGGCGCTCGTCGGGATGAACTTCAATAGATCGCTTCGCGCTTCCAGTTCCGCGATGCGCTTCGCCTGTTGCCGGTTGATTTCAGTCGGATAGGCGCAGGGTGTGTCATGTCCGGTCGAGCGACACAGTTTGCACGTCGATAGTTCTTCGAGCATGTCAGCCGCCGCTCGCGCAGCTCGCACGATCTGCGTATCTCCGATGAACGTGCGCAGGAGAGCGATAAGGTCATGAGGATTGGCGTTGTCGGTCACGGTTGGTTGCTCCTAACATAAGCGGCCGTCAGCCATTTTCTGGCAGCCGTCATGAATTGATCTCGCTCTGACGGGCCGTGTGCGTGGACAGTCCCCATGTCTGGAATACTCTTCGTGCAAAGCATTCCGCCGCTAAAGCCATCGTCGAAATCGGCCATACATTGCGCCATCATCTCGTCAACATGTCCGGTCAACCGCTTGAACGTGTGGTTATCGCGCATGTAGTACAGGCGAACTTCGTCACTCATGACTGTTCCTTATCAGCGTTGTCGCTGGCTGTGGCGCTAGAGGCGCGTGGGTCGGGTTCGGGTCCAACGGCAGACGGCAAGGGCATCCAGTGAGAAGGCCCGTATTCGCCATCGCGCGCCGTGTTGATCATCCAAGTGATGCCGTCGTGCGTGTCGATGAACTTCCATGGAAACGGAGTGCCGGCGACATACTTCGCTTGCGAAACACCGTCTCGGCCGAACCGGATCAGAATGTTCGAACCATCGCGAGGGGCGGACTCAATGGGTAACCAGCTATAGGCAGGCTCAGGGTACGTCAGCTTCTGCCCGCTAGCGTCCATCGCGGAAGGCACAAACCTCCCGCCCGCAGCACTAGCCGCATGCTCCGCTATGCACTCGGGCGAGTGGTTCTCTTCGGGGAATCGGCAGTTAAGGCCGGCGCATTTTGTGGTCATGTCAATCTCGAAAAAGGAGGGCGGGACTTTCGAACCGCCCCCAACACGATGAGCCTGCGCGTCGGAGATCTCCGCGCGAGTGCCTACACTTATGCCTTAGTGGAAGGCGACTGCGCCGCCGTCAGAAGCCATTTCGAATGCGTTCCGCCAGACTTGATAGGTCTCGTAGAACGAATCGCCAACGGCTTTCGCGCGTTCGTCGAACTCGGCGAAGTCCTTTGCGAGCTTGGCGCTCACGGTCGCACCAATGACGCCTTCACAGTCACTGAAACAGATCAGTTCCCAAAACGGGCCTTCCTCGCGCTGCCATGCTGCATAGTCGTGACGATGCTCGACGTTTCCGGTCTTGTACCGATCGACAGGGACAGTCGGATAACCAGCTAACTTCGCGAGCGCTTCACGCCATCCGTTATATCGTCCATATCCGCCTGAGTAGGCTTCATCTGCATCTACGTAACTGTAGATGCCGCTATCCTCAAGATCGTCTGCACGACCCGGGAAATCAGAATTTAGGTACGCTCGGAAATATTCCTCGATCGGCTCGCGCGTCTCTGGGTTGATCGGCTCACCGCTGGAGTCGAAAACGCAGTCGATCTTTTTGAGTTGTCGGTATGCCGTTGCATCAAGTCCCATTGTTTTCTCCGATTAAATTGCTGCCGCAAACTCGACACCGAGTTCTGACACCGCGTTCACTTCCACGCGCTGGACGAACTCTGCGAACTGCTGTTTGTTCATCTGGCTCGTACCGATCGGCACCAGGCCGCGCGGGCCGTCTTCCTTAGGGGCGTAAAGATCCCTGTAGTGGGCATACCAGGCCTCCTTGCTGAAGCGCTTGCCTTCCAGTTCGACCTGTTCTGAAATATCGGTCAGCAAGGCCCATAGAAGCCGGTTCTGCTCGCTGCTGCGGCGCTGGTTGTACTCACCTACCTCGACTACAAGAGGCCTCCCAGCAGCCGCAGCAGGCCCTGCAATCGCCTTCAAATAATCAACGAGGGCGTGGCCGTGTTCGGGGGCGCGAAGAACGAAGGTGCGGCTCATGCTGCCTCAGCGGGTGGGTTGTCGAAAGCAGGGGCGTCTTCGAGTTCCTGCGCTGCCTGCGGCGGCTCCAGACTGAACCGGAGTTGCGCCAAACCTTCTTTCAATGCGTCACTCTGCGTGTTCTCGACCTTCGTCCAACTACGAGTGTTGAAGATCTTTTCGAGCCACTCGGCGCGTTTCTGCTTGTCGTCTGCCGACTGGGAAGGAAAGTGCTTCTTCAGCAGCTCGGCGATTTCCTCGCTGTAGATGGTCCGTTGGCGTTGCTCGAACGTCCATGAATCGGAACCGTCTTCCGTGTACAGGTCCTTGCTGTCGCGCTGATCCATGCTGCCGAAATGCTGACCGCCGATGTTCAGAAACTCGAAGTGCGGCTTGAAGGATTCGAAATTCGGGAAGTCCAGTTCATGTCCGTTGATGCGGTCCGAACGGTCCTTCTCGATCAGGGCGCGATTGATCGTCTTTCCATCCTCGCGTTTGCGCTGCATCTCGACCAGAAGGCTCGGCTCGTAGCCCAATTCCTTCTCTGTAGCCATGCGTGAGCCATCCGTAACCAGTTCCTTCTTGCCGGTCTCGGCGTTCTCCTGGTACGTGTAGACGGCACCAGCTCGTCCGCAGATGACCATGTGCAGTTTCGACGACAGGAAACGATCGGTGAATTCCGCCCAAGCTGCCTTGATCGGCCTCCAGTGGTGGAACTCCAGCGCGTAGATCGGCCGGCGTCCTTTTCGTGCCAGACCTTCATTGATCTTGGCAAGGTAGGAATCCTGCGCGTCGCGCCAGACGTGCGTAATCGAGTCGACGATGACGATCGAGCATTCCTTCTCGGCTTCGTCCATGAAGGACATCAGATCCTTCAGGGCGCGGCTTTCGTCATAGACGAGGAATTCGATACCAGCGGCGTCGAAAAGGGGTTTGATGTACGAAGCTGCGGGCTCCGTATCAAACATACCGACAGGCTTGTCGCACTTGGCGAACTTATGCAGCCCGACAGCGATTTCGGCGGCAGTGCGCGTCTTCCCCGATCCGGCAGGGCCATAAATTCCGACTTTGGCAAAGGCGTGCTTGTTTGTCGCGGGCTTGAGCATTCCCATTTTCATTTCCTCGTAAGCTAGAAGCGTGTCCGCAGCGTGTTCTGCGGCATTCACGTTGTTGTCCTGAAAATCTGCTGCGGCCTCATAGCCGCATCCACGGGAGCCAGAAAATAGGCTGTGAGTGCGAGGCCGATCGTGATAAGCAGAATCATTCCGATCCATTCAGCTAAAGCGCGGAGGGTTTTCATTCCGCACCTCGCGCGCGAAGCATTGCGTCGGCCATCTCATACGCTCGTCGTGCGCAATCGAAGTCGTTCAGCGGCTGATGTTCATTCCAAACAGCAACCATCAAACGGGCTGCGAAGTAGTCACGCAGCAACATGCCGCCTGCCAAGCGCTCGCTCTCTGCAACAGTTTTTGGATCGAACCAATTCGGGTTCGTGGGGAAAGCCGGGAAATCTCTCTTGATATCGCTCACGACGTCACCTTCTTCGTCAGTTCCGGCACGTAGTGGCCGTTGTAGTTCGGCGAGAGCAGATACCGATCACCAAGCCTTTCCTTGGCGCGCTCAAGGCGCTCTTCGTGGGAATCGACCCATTCGTACATCTCGCGCAGCGCGGCCTTTCGGGCGGTTTCGTGGGCGTCGTACATCTTGTGCATGACTATCTCCAGAGAGTCACAATAACCAGCGCGCAGATAGCGCATGTCCAGAATCCAGCTGTGTAGGCAAGAGCGATGTCCTGCCAGCTTGGTTCGTTCTTGTCGCGCCACTGACGGCGTCTGTAGAGGGTCGGCATCATTAGTCTCTCCAGTAGCCTTCCCAAAAAGCACCGCCAGATTGGACGTCCAGATAATCGGCGTAACTGACATGGCCGACACCCTCGCGCCTGCACCAGGAGCGGAACTCCATGTATTCGACTAGCAGGCACATGTCAGTCTCCGATCATCTTTCGTGTAGTCCCTCCGCGCACAACCGCATATGCACAGAAGCCGATGAATAGAACGAGAATTACGATGATCCACATGTCAGATCCTTTCGCCGCACGTGACGCAAACTTCGGTAGGCAGAGAGTAAAAGCCGAACGCGTGGTCAAACCCCTGATCCTGCTCAATAACGGGTTGCTCGCAGTTGCAGTAGCTGCAAAATCCATATCGGCTGTCGTCGTCCGCGTGCTCGCGCGCTTCTTCGCGCTCCTCAGAGGTCATGTACATGTCGCGCTCCTAACACCAGATCATCCATTTGGCCTGCCAGTCGATCGACTCCTGACGGCACTTGATGCGGTGACCGTCAGCGCAGACGTATTCGACCAGGATTTGCATCGCGTACTGGAACGCGAAGAAAGTGGAGACGTAGCCGGTCTTCATGATTGCTCTCCGAGAGCTTTGGAAATAGCTTCTCTCACGATCTCTTGGTAGAAAGAGTCGAAAGCCTCACCCGCTGAGAGTCCGAGTTCAATACAAGCGTAGAAGCGCTTCTCTAGGGATTGCAGCGCTTCGAGCAGATCCGGAGCGGCGGATATTAGATGCGCGTTAGCTTGCAATTGAGACGATGGAAATTGCTTTCCTCGACCTTCATCAGCGCATGCAATTGCGTTCAAGGTTCGGCTCTTTGAGTCTGCGACATGCCAGTAGATGACCTCTTTGCCAATGCGTGTAAAGCAGACGTGCCACGGACCCGGAGTAAATTTTTGCTCGCTCATCATTCACCCCCAGCAAGACGGCGCTTGACGATCGCTTCACGGCTTTGGTCGATCAAGCAATGGATGAGATGCAAGTCCTGCGAATTGCCGCGCTCCAGCGCCTTCATGAACTCGGCTTGTTGAACGTCGCTGAAATCGACCATCTGCTCCAGGACGTCCGCAAAGCTCACTGCGCGCTCGATGCTCCGGCGACGGTCCCATGCAGCAGCGGCAGCATCGTCGGCCGCTTCCTGATCGCGGTCAAAAATCCACTCGCCGTACTTCATGGTCTTATTGATGACCAAAGGAATAGTGCTCATGTCATGCTCCGTAATTGGCAAATTCGCCATGAAGTTCATCAGCCGCCTTCCGATATGCCGTATGCGCCTCTTCAGCAGTACCGAAATAACCAAGAAATCGGGTTTTCCCGTTCAGCCGTATATAGGCCGCCCACTTATTACCATGCCGATAGGCGCCCTTCAGTCCGGACTTGTTATCCGATCGGAGACGAATGTTCCGCATGTTCTCGGCATGAGTACAAATTCGAAGATTCGATCGGCTGTTGTTGAGGGTGTTGCCGTCGATGTGGTCGACTTCTAGTCCATCGCCTCTAACCAATCCCATGATCTGGCGGTGCATCTTCTGCGTGTAGCTGGTCTTCGTTGCTGGCTGGTAAATCGCCCGTACTGCGTAGCCTCGACCGTTGTCGTTGAAGTACCAGTTGAACCCAATCAAGCTCTCGTAGTCTTCATCGTCAACCTGCGCGACACGCCCTTTCGACAAAGGAATCTGGCGCATCTCAGATACTCCAGGTCGCATCGCGCAGCATGCGGTTATGTGGGATTACGAAGGGCGTAGACATTTGGTGATCTCCGGTACGTCTTGGGCGACGTGTTGAGATAATCTTAGGTGCACCTAAGTCTACAGTCAAGAAGTTTTTAGGTATGGCGAATACCTAGGCGATAAAAAAGCCCGCGCGCAGCGGGCTCGTATTTCGTGAGGGTTCGATCAGTTCTTTCGGGCCGTGATGACCCGGACGGCCATCAGGAGATGACGAGCGACTTCGCTCAGGGCTTCCTCCGCGTCTTTGGGCGTCGGGCCAGCTTCTTTGATATGGATAGGGACTCTTGTTCTACTGGACCGGTAAGCGGCCAGGTCAATAACTTCCTTTGATTTTGTGATCTCGCTTCGCATGTTTGTGGGTCCTCAGTGGATCTACGTGGGACGCCAATTTCTGCTCTTCAATATGCAGTTCGCGTACCACTTCACCATCCTGCATCCCCATTGCTGGCTCTGCAAGCCTCAGTAAGGAAGCATGTAGCGCAAACATTTGCGAGGCCGTGGCGCCGAGGCCGTCCAGATGCATGACACACTGAATTAACAATTCGGCTTCGTCGCTTAGAGGCTGGTTTACCTCTCTTTTCGGGGGATTGACGCGCGGTTTGCCGACGACTACCTCCCATGGGTCCAGATCAAGTGCTTCGCATACTTTCAGCAGCTTGGGACCGCTCAGTTCCTTGATGTCGCCATTTTCCCAGTCGTTTACGGTCGGCGCCGAGACGCCACATCGCCGGGCGAACTCAGCTTTCGAGATGCCCAACTCTTCGCGCCGACGGGCGATTCGTTTGTTCCACGTTTCCATGTAGGTGAGCCTAATGTTTTTCATGTTAGGTATGGCTTGCTTTTCGAAATAGGTGCGCCTAAAATGAGACGGAATCAACCGAAAGGACGCATATCCATGAACCAGTTCGCCAGCACAGTCATTGATCGTCTTGGCGGCACATCGGCGGTCGCAAAACTCTGCGAGTGCCGGCCGCCGTCGGTTCACCAATGGCGCACAGACGGAATACCGAAGTACCGCCTTCAATTCCTGCGGCTTGCTCGCCCCGACGTTTTCGAAGGGCTCGAACAGCCGTCATCTATACAAACAGAAACTGCATAACAACAACGGGGGTAATCGCATGACACGGCGTGCGGAATACCGAAACGAAGTGAAAACACGTCTCGAAGACGACGTCTACGAGGCCCTTCAGGACTTCAAACAACTCAACTACATCGACAGCGATTCGGCTGCGCTCGCTCGCATAGTCCGAATGCTGTTGTGTGGCATTGTTCCGCGTCCGAGAGCAGCGGTCAGTGCCGACATGGGAAGGGTTGGGCCACGAGAACGGGTATGAGTGACACCAAAAAAAAGCAGTACACGGTGGAGTTCGAGTCAGAAGAAGCTGAACAGATCGAGGACGGTGCGAAGAAGCAGGGCATAAGCGCCACTGACTTTGTCATCTATTGCACGCGCCAAGCCTGTTTCGGCGTCATCTATGCCATTAACAAACTGGCCGAGACGGGCCAAGTCGGGACAGACCAGGACAAGCAGTAGGTAGTTGTACTAACCGCAAATAGGCAGCGCGGGATAGAAGAAAGCCGACAGGGGGCCATAACCCAGCCCTGAGGAACCGGTGTAGCGCCGGCTCAATAAACAGCGTCGAACTTGGGGAGCTTGAATGTGAGCCCCTTGGAGCAGATGGATGGCCACCGCACAAAGGCGCGGCAGTCTGCTTAGACCGGATATACCTGCCGCTACCGCTTTCGAGTTTGCCTATTTTTTAGGCAATTTTTCGGGCGCACATCGGGTGTGGTTCTTTTTGCCCGAGCGGAGTGTTTCACGTTTTTAACCCCTCCTTACCAGGAGAAGCAAATGATCGTCTGGCTGAACGTGCCGTTCTCTCAGAAAGACACGGCCAAGCGGTTAGGTGCTCGCTGGTCGGCTGGTAACAAGCGCTGGTACGTCGAGGACGTCGCGGATCTTCGCCCGTTCATGGCGTGGATTGACGACCGCCTGAAGAAGCCGGTCGCTGGAAAAGGAAAACCCCGCGACCAGCGCTAACTGGTCCGGGGCGGTGATCCACAGAGACTTTCACGGAGTCAATGCAGATGTCGAATTATACCACCTTGGAACTTGACCTGAGACCGTACCAGGCCGCAGCGATTCAGGCGCTCCGCACTGGGCTGACAGAAGGCTATCTTCGCCAGATGCTCTACGGCCCGACGGGCTGCGGGAAAACCGCACTCTCCGTTGGTCTGGTCAAGGGCGCCCGGCTGAAGGGAAAGCGCGTGGCATTTCTCGCGAACCGCATCCAGCTCGTTGAGCAGGCATCGCAGACGTTCCGCCGCTACGGCATTGACCACGGCGTCATTCAAGGCTCGAACAGCCGTCGCGAATACGAAAACGTGCTTGTTTGCTCGATCCAGACCATTGCCAAACGCGGGATTCCGGATGTCGACTTCATCATCATCGACGAAGCGCACGGCGTGGCTGGGTCGAAGGACTACCGAGGCATCATCGAAACGTTCGCCGGAAAGCCCGTAATCGGTCTCTCCGCGTCACCGTTCGCCAAAGGTCTGGGGAAGGTCTATGACAAGCTCGGCGGCCCGCTGTTCGAGCGCATGGTGGTTGCATCGAGCATCCGCGAACTGATCGAAGATGGATTTCTGGTCGATTGCGACATCTACGCGCCGGGCGAGCCGGATATGACCGGATTCAAGCAAGTCAAGAATCGTTTCGGCGAGATGGACTACTCCGATATGGACGTCGGAGAGGCCACGGATAAGCCGGAACTGATCGGTGACATCGTTACTCACTGGTTCAAGCTGGCGAAGGGCACGCCGACGGTTGTTTTCGCATCGAACATCGCCCACAGCAAGCACATCGTGGAGCAGTTCATGGCAGCTGGCGTGTCGGCCGAGCATATTGACTGCTATGACGACACGGACGCGCGCCGAGAGACGCTGAAGCGCTTCGAATCTGGTCAGACGACCATCATCAGCAATTCCGCGTTGCTCGCCGAAGGCTGGGACGCGCCTTTTTGCCAGACCCTGATCCTCGCGCGCCCGACGAAAAGCCTGATCCGCTACGTGCAGATGGCGGGCCGCGTTCTCCGTCCGTCGGAAGGCAAGACGCGCGCGCTGATCCTCGACCATTCTGGCACGGTCAAGCACCTAGGCTTCCCGACCGACGATCTTCCGCTTGAACTGGACGACGGCAAGCCGAAGAAGGCGAGCCAATCGAAGAAGAAAGAAAAGCTGCCGTCGGCATGCGCGGTCTGTTCGTACATGAAGACGTCGCACAAATGCCCGTCTTGCGGTTTCGCGCCGGAGAAACAGAACACGGTCGAAATGGCCGATGGTCATCTCGTCAGGCAGGAGCGTGGTGCGAAGAAGAAGGCGACGCAAGCCGAGAAGCAGCAGTTCTATTCCGAACTGCTCGGGCTACAGAGCATTCGAGGCTATTCGAACGGCCGTATTGCAAATCTGTTTCGTGAGAAGTTCGGCGTGTGGCCTAACGCAATGAAGCGAGATGCATGCGACCCGTCCGAAGAAACGAAGAACTACGTCAAGTCCCGCAATATCGCCTACGCAAAGGGTATGAAGCATGCAGCGTGAATCCATCGGTGATCTGTGCGTTGGGCGCTGGCGCTCGATCCTGCTGTCGCTGGGCGTCGCTGAAAACTTCCTTGAAAACAAGCACGGCCCATGTCCGATCTGCGGCGGCAAGGACCGGTACAGGTGGGACAACAAAGGTGGTCGTGGTTCATGGTTTTGCAGCCATTGCGGTTCTGGCGACGGCTTCGGCCTGATCCTGAAACTGAATGGATGGAAGTTCCCGCAGGCCGCACGCGAAGTAGAGCGTGTGCTTGGCCTTTCAAACGTTGATGAAAAGCACGAGTTCCCGGACGAGAAGAAGCGCCAGGCTATTCGCCGCGTGTGGAAGGAAGCGACGCCCGTTATTCGTGGCGACAAGGTTTGGGAATACCTGGTCAAACGCTCTGGCATCAAGTCGGTGCCGAAGTCGCTCAGGCTTCACCCGAATCTCTTCTACGACAAGGAACATTCGTTCCCGGCAATGCTGGCGCTCGTGACGATGCCCGACGGCACGCCAACAAATCTTCATCGCACATGGCTGGACGGAAAGGGCGGGAAGGCACCGATCGAAGATGCGAAGAAAGTCATGGCTGGGCCTATCAAAACGGGCGCTGTGCGTCTGTCTCCTGTTGCTGCTCGCATTGGTATTGCCGAAGGCATCGAGACGGCACTTGCTGCGTCTTCTATGTTTGACCTTCCTGTATGGGCTGCTATTTCGGCGAACGGGATGCAGCAATGGGAAGCGCCGGCCGGGGTCGAGCAGGTTCTGATATTCGGTGACAACGACGCGAGCTATGCGGGGCAGAACGCCGCATATTCGCTGGCTTCGAAACTGTCTATGCGCGGCATCAAGATCGAGGACGTTCTGATCCCGGCGAAGGTCGGGACGGATTGGGCGGATGTTTCGGCCGAGGATCGGGAATGAAAACGCTTTCAGCGGAACATATTCGGAGAACGCTATGACAGAAACGACAAAGCGGGATGAGCGGGAAGCGTTTGAGGCGTGGTACGTGCGCGAATATGAAAGGGCGCCTGATCCGCTTCGGCTTGCCGATTGCGGTAAATGGCAGGCATGGCAAGGCTGCGCCGAATCCACTGCCGAGCGACTTATGACTTTAGAGCGCATATGCGCTGGTGTAACCGATGAAATGATTGAGGGTGGATGGACCGCATTAGGTCTGAGTCGTCACGCTAAATCCCTAGAAAATAAGCTCGCCGCTCTCGCCACTGCTCCGGAGCAGGCAGGGGAGCCGAACGAGGGTGCCGCACCGTTGGAAGGCTGTAAGCACCGCGTGTGTCACAAGGGCGGTGCATGTTGGGAAAAGGGCAGGTGTCTTGACCCGATCGCCAGCACGAACAGGCTGACGGATGAGCAGATCGACGAAATAGCCACTCAATTCGATGAGGGCAAATGGTTCGATTGGCGCCCATTCGCCCGCGCCATCATCGCTGCTACGGAGGGGAAATGACTCGCGCCGAGTCGACATATCTCGGCCGCGTCGCGCGTCTTGGCTGCGTAGCCTGCAACTTGCTCGGCTTTGATGTTCAGGACGTCCAGCCGGAGATTCACCACCCGCGCGAGGATGAAGGCATGGGGCAGCGTGCTTCGAACTGGCTCGCCTACGGTCTGTGCCCCGAGCACCATCGCGGGCAGCACGGAGTGCATGGCGACAAGCAGATCCTGCGGCAGTTGAAATGCTCCGAGATGGACCTGTTGGCATGGGTTATTTCGAGGCTGAACGCATGAGCGGCCTGTCCCAATTCATCACGCTGCCGCTACCGCCGTCCGTGAATAGCTACTGGCGGAAGTCGCCGCGTGGCATGTACATCACGGAACAGGGCATGAAGTTCCGCAAGCAGGTCGCCGAGATCATCGCCGAAAAGCAATGCCTCAAATTCGGCGAATCTCGCCTCTTTATGGCTGTCCGGCTTTGCATGCGGAGCAAGAAGAAGGCGGATCTAGACAACCGTCTGAAGGCGCTCTGTGACGCTCTGGAGCATGCCGGCGTATTCGACGATGACGAGCAGATTGATGAATTGCTAGTGCTACGCGGCCCAATTGTTAAGGGCGGCGAATGCTACGTGATGATTTCGGAGAAGGCCGATAGCCTCTTCGAGGCTAGGTAAACCGTGGCGATAAATCAAACTATTTCGCCCATTGAATGCGCCCATGGGGCGTGCGAGCAACAGGAGAAGACGGTATGAACAAGACCATCACGCTTTTACTTCTCATCGGCGCTGCCTACGGCGGCTACCGATTCGAGGCTACGCAGATTCAGGGCACGTGTGAAGCAGAGAACACGCCGACGGTCCTGAACGGCAATACATACGTCTGCCTGACGCTGGAACAGGCGCAGCGGGTTCGCAAGGCTTTGGCGGAAAGGGGCGCGTGATGAACGATAAAAAAGAGACGAAAGGAATATATATAAAGGTTGGCCAAATCTGGCGTGAAGTCGATCCTCGATTCAATCGCTATGTTCAGATTCTTAGCGAGGGATTTCCACATGTATGTGTGGCCACAATCGATCTTGCGACAAATGCGCTGGGGCGAAAAACTAGCGCCGCATGCGTTCGCTTCAACGGCAAGCGGGGCGGCTATGAACTGTACAGGGACGCCAAATGAAGCCCGAAGAAGCCCGCGAAATCGCCGCCCCCGACTCATGGCCATGGCCGATGTCTCAGGAGGCGCAGCGGTGGATTTATGGGCACAGCCCTGACGGGTTCAAGTTCTGCGGTCATTGCCATCAGGGGATGGACTGCGGGATAAAACGACGCTGCAACTATCAGGCTGCTGCGAATGCTACTGCTGAGTTCTTCAACAAGAGCAATGCGCTTGGCCACTCTCCCGAAGCAGAGCCGGTCGAGGAACATGCGAAACGGTTCGATAGCGCCGAGCACGAGCGATTTATGAAGGGGTTGGGATGAAGCGCACATATCGCCCCCATATCCGCGTTCAGATCGGCCCGCGCTACAGCAGCTTGTTCGGATGGATGGATTGGAGCGCGATTCTTCCTGACTGGCGTTGGTGGGAATGTGTAGGCCATGGTGCCGAAGGCTCTGGCGCGACACCGAAAGAAGCCTATGACGCTTGGTATCGCGACTTCATTCGACCGTACAACACGAATCCGATCATATTAGCCGCATTTCGCGCCACGCAAACCCCGCAGTTCCCATTACCCAAGGAGCAACCATGACCGATGCAATCGCAAACGCAGCAGAAGCCCTCAATCAAACGCAGCAGAGCGCGCCGGAGGTCGCGCAGGCGGGGGAGCAGAGCGGGCAGCAATCGCCGCAATATCAAGCGCCTATCTCGCAATCTGCGCCCCAGCAGTCGGAGCAGCCGCCGGCATCGGAACAGTTGCAATCTTCTGCCTCGGATATCTCATCGGAAAGTGGTGCTTCGGCTAGTAGCGAAGCGGGGAAGCCATCTTCGTCGCCCTCATCTGGCGACAGTGGTACGGCTGAACACCCCCACACGACAATCCTCCGCCGCATGACCGAAACGCTCCGCCGCAAGTGGAACGTCTTCGACGGCGAGTTGGAGGCGATTCTCAGGGACGCGGAAAGCCACCTGTAGGAGCAGACATGCGCGCGCGAAAGGTCAAACTGCCGCTGAACCTTGACACCATCCGGTTTCTGCTGGGTGGCAAGCGGCCTTATACGTTGGGTGAGCTTGGCCTTTCCTTCGGCGAAGAGTTGCGCGAAGTCGAAGAACTGTTACGCGCCGGCGTGGCGCTGGGAGCATTGAAGTACTACCCGGCGTCACGCAAGACGGAGCCACGGTACGAACTGAACACTGACTACCAGGAAACGCGTGCGGCACGCAGGGAAATCGTCACGCCACGTGGCGAGTTGAAGTACGACCTGTTCTCGCACGCTCGCCTTTGTCGTCGGAGTTGATTCGCTTTACTACCGGCTTAGCATCGCACGTAGCCGCCATCGGGCGGAACTTCCTTTTTTCGGAGAACGTCATGGCTGGTGGACTCAAAGACGGCGCGGACATGAAGAAAGCGGCTGGTTGCGCACACGGCGCGCGCACGGCTCCTGCTGGCACCTATCACGGTGGCATGCCGCCGGCAGGTCCCAAGCCTGTTCCGTACAAGCTCAACGGCGTTCCCGTTATGAAGATTCGCGGGACGAGCAAGTGAGCAAGCTCACGACGAAGGCGCGCAAGTCCTTGCCGAAGTCGGAATTCGGCGAACCGGGGAAGCGCGCTTATCCAATGCCCGACAAAAGCCACGCACGGAACGCAAAAGCCCGTGCTAGCGAGATGGAGCACAAGGGCAAGTTGTCGTCGTCGTCCAAGGCCAAGATCGACGCCAAGGCCGATCGCATCCTCGGGAAGGGGAAAAAGAAATGAGCCAAGGCATCTCTGTCCAGTTCGTTGACCCACAAGGCAATCCTCGCCAGCTCGTCTCGCAGTTCATCGCGAGCAAATACGCAGCTGTGACGCTCAACTCGGGATCAGGCACGACGCCTCAGACCGTCCTGACTGTTCCTGCTGGCAAATACGGATTCATCATCGGCATCCAGATCACGATCGATCCGATTGCAACGATCGGCGCGGCCGGCATGATCAACACGACGCTGACGACGGTGAACGGCGGTGAAACGGTCGCTCTGCTTCGCTCGTACATTCCGAACACGCCTGCTACGCCTGCTCAACCAACGGTGATCCGCCAGACCAATGCGCCGGGCGCCTTCTTTGCATGCTCCCAGCCGGGCGACACGATCCAGGTTGCAAACAGCGTTGCACTCACGGCCGGCTCAATCCGCGTCTCCTTCACCTACGGGTTCAGCAATGTCGCGATTGGAAACTGACATCCGTCGCCGATCCGAGCTTCGCAAGTTCATGAAGCAGGATCTGGACTCGCTGCTTGAGGCAGAGTCGAAGCAACAGGCCGCCCAGATGGCGGCTCGCGCCATCCATTGGCATGTCATGACCAACCGGGTGAGCGCAGGCAACATTCGGGGGCGGTGATGGCTGGCGGCCGACCTTCAAAATACAAAGAGGAATACGCGCAACAAGCTGCAAAGCTCTGCGCTCTCGGCGCTACAGATGCACAGATCGCAGATTTCTTCGAAGTTGCCATTTCAACTGTAAGCCTTTGGAAAGTTCAATACCCTGAGTTTTCGGAAGCCATAAAGGTGCCGAAAGCAGAGGCTGACGAGCGCGTTGAACAAAGCCTTTACCGGCGCGCTATGGGATATGAGCACGACGAAGTGGATATTCGCGTGGTGGGCGGTGAATTGGTCCAGACGCCGATCCGTAAGTACTACCCACCCGATACGGCAGCCGCGATCTTCTGGCTAAAGAACCGGAAGAAGGAAGAATGGCGGGACAAGCACGACCACGAACACAGCGGGGCTATTGGCGTCAAAGTGACAGCCACGCCCGAGGATGAAGCGCTGTGAAGCTCCACGCCAAACAGCAGGAAGCGCAACGGGTGCTTGCAGGCGACGCGACGCACATCATGCTCTTTGGCGGCTCTCGCAGCGGCAAGACATTCCTTCTGGTCCGCAACGTGGTGATGCGTGCCCTCAAGGCACCGGGAAGCCGACACGCAATCCTTCGCTTCCGCTTCAACGCAGTGAAGAACTCGATCATTTTCGACACGTTCCCGAAGGTCATGCAACTGGCGTTTCCGGAAGTCCAGTACAAGCTCGACAAGACGAACTGGTTCGCTGAGATCGAGGTAGATGGCGGGAAGAGCCAGATCTGGTTCGGTGGCCTGGACGACAAGGAACGTACCGAGAAGATTCTCGGTATGGAGTTCGTGACGATCTACCTGAACGAGTGCTCGCAGATCGTCTGGAACACCATCGGCATCGTTATCACTCGTCTCGCGCAGAAGGTGACGCAGAAGATTGAGGGGCGGCCGGACAGGCTTATGACGCCGCGCCTCTATTACGACTGCAATCCGCCGAGCAAGGCGCACTGGTCATATCTGGTATTCGTCAAGCACGTCGACCCGGACACAAAGTTACCACTCGCCAAGCCGACGGATTACGCGTTCTTCCAGATCAACCCGCAGGACAACGCGGAGAACCTGTCGGATGGCTATCTCGATACTCTACGGTCTCTGTCTGCTCGGCTGCGTAAGCGCTTTCTCGACGGCGAGTTTGCTGACGCTACGCCAAACCAGCTATTCACCGACGAGACGATCGAGAAGTGGCGCCACGATGATGGCTCTCCTGTCCCTGATCTTGTTCGTATCGTCGTGGGCGTTGACCCTTCTGGATCAGGCGACGTAGACAACGCTGATAACGATGAGATCGGCATCCTCGTTGCAGGGCTGGGCACGGATGGAAACGCATATCTGCTCGAAGACTGCACGGTCAAGGCAGGCCCGGCGACGTGGGGAGCGATTGCCACCAGCGCATTCGACCGCCATGCAGCAGACGTCGTGGTCGGTGAAATCAACTTCGGCGGCGCAATGGTCCAGCACGTGGTGCAGACGGCGCGGCCGCGCACGCCATTCAAGCAGGTCACCGCATCCAGAGGTAAAGCAGTGCGTGCCGAACCGTTCTCAGCCCTCTATGAGCAAGGGAAAGTGCGTCATGTTGGCGTTTTCCGCGAGCTTGAGGACGAGCTGACCGCATTTTCTACTGTTGGATATATGGGCGCGCGCTCTCCTAACCGTGCGGATGCACTTATCTGGGCATTGACGGAACTTTTCCCGGGGCTCGTGCGCGAGAAGAAGAAACAACATCAGCAGCCGGCCACCGCGCCGCGCGTGTTCAATACTGGCCGGATCCAAGGCGGCTACTGGATGGGTTCATGAGACAAGATCAACTCAGAGAGATCCTCTCGTACGATGCCGTTTCGGGCAAATTCCACTGGAAGAAGACCACAGGCGGGAAATTGGCAGGCTCAGAGGCCGGGAGCGTTGATAAAGACACCGGATATGTGCGCATTGGTATTTTTGGGAAGCGCTATATGGCGCATGTTCTGGCATGGATTTATGTGCATGGCAGTCACCCACTGCACGAAATCGACCATGAAAATCGCTGCCGAAGCGATAACAGGTTAATTAATCTGCGTCGCGCTACGCATGCAGAGAATATGAAGAACGCCAAATGGCCGAATCCCCTCGGCTTTCGAGGAGTGCGTCTATACCCAAATGGAAAGTATCAAGCGCGCATGTCCTTTTTCGATCGACGTGCCGGGAAGACTATCCAAAAATCGCTGGGTTACTACTCGACGCCTGAAGAAGCCAGCGAGATATATGAACTAGCTGCCCAAATGACGCACGGAGCCTTCTACCATGGCTGAGCGCAAAAAAGACGTTATCAAAAGGGCGCACGACCGATTCGCGGCTGCTGTTGAGTGGGAGTCTGATGCCCGGAGTCGTTTTAAGGACGACATTCGGTTTTTGTATGCTGACCCCGATAATGGCGACCAGTGGAATGCTGCAGTGCGAGCACAGCGCCAACTCGCCGGCCAGCCGATGGTGACGATCAACAAGACCCACACGCACTGGCTGCACGTTGTCAATGAGGGCAAGGAGAACAAGCCATCAGTCCAGATCAGCGCGACCGGCGATGAGGCAACATACGAGAGTGCACAGGTCTTCGAACAGATCATCCGGCGCATCGAATACATCTCGGACGCTCAGGCAGCTTATTCGAAGGCGATGGAATTTCAGGTTGGTGGGGGCATCGGCTACTGGCGCATCGTCACTGATTATGTCGACGACGACAGTTTTGATCAGGAAATCTTCATCCGGCCTGTGAATGACCCGTTGTCGGTCTACATGGACCCGCATATCAAAAAGAAAGACGGATCGGATGCGCGGTTTGCATTCATCTTTGATGATATGCCGCGTGATCAGGCCGAGAAGAAATACGGGAAACTGGCCGGCAAAGCAGTCATGGGCGAAGGCGAGCTAGCCTGGACACGTAAGGATTCGATCCGCGTGGCCGAATATTATGAGCGCGAGGAATCGAAGGAATGGTTGTATGCGATCGAGGGTGACGATGGATCGATCACGCTTGTTCGCGAGTCGGATCTGCCTGCGGAGAACCGCGACCTGTTCGGCAGGGCGATGGAGGAGGGAAAAGCGCAGCGTCGCCGCGTGCCGAAGTTCGGCGTGCAGTGGTATCTGATCGTCGGAGATGAGATCAAGGATCAATCAACATGGGCTGGAAAGTACATACCGATCATCCGCGCGGTTGGCGAGGAAGTCGTTATTGAGAACCGGCTTGATCGCAAGGGCCTCGTCCGTTATCTGAAAGATGCTCAACGCGCGTTCAATTACAACGCGTCAGCCGCGCTGGAATATGGTGCGCTGCAGTCGAAGTCTCCTTACACAGCACCTGTCGAAGCCATCGAAGGGCTGGAGAACTACTGGGCGACAGCGAATACGCAGAATCATTCGTACCTGCCCTATAACCACGCGGACGAGAACGGGAATCCTATCCCTCAGCCAACGCGACAGCAGCCGCCATCGAGCGCTCCGGTTTTCATGGAAGGCATGCAAGCTGCCGAGCATGAGCTGATGATGGCCTCGGGCCAGTACGAGGCTACATTCAGCGAGCAGGGCAATGAAGTCAGTGGTGTAGCAATTGAGCAGCGCCAGAAGCAGGGCAGCCGGGTTACGTTCCACTTCCAGGATGGGATGGCTGACGCGATCCGGTTCACTGGCGTTCAGTTGGTTGACCTGATCCCGAAGATCTACGATACGAAACGCGTGCTGCGCATCCGCGCCGAGGATGGGGAAGAACATCAGATCCAGATCGATCCGGAATCAAAGAAGCCGCTTGACCAGCAATCGGATGCGGGGGAAGCGCAAGCATCGTCTATCTTCAATCCGGCAGTGGGCAAGTACGATGTCATCGCCAAATGCGGCCCGAACTTCGACACTCGCCGCGAGAAGGCATTCGACGCAATGACACAACTCTTGGCAGCGCAGCCGCAGCTTTCGAACGTCATCGGCGATCTGTATATGGGCACAGCCGACTTCCCGGCTGCCGACAAGCTCATGGAGCGCGTGCGCAACTGGATCAAGGCGACGAATCCGGCGGTGCTTGGTGAGGTTGATCCGCAGGTCCAGCAGATGGATCAGCAACTCAAGGCTGCTGCTGGCCTGATCCAGCATCTGCAACAACAGCTTGCCGACAAGACGATAGAGCATCAGCTTCAGGAGAAGCGAGTCGACATGGATGCACTGAACCATCTCGCGCTTCGCATGGAAAATGACAACAGGTCAATTCTCGATGCGTTCAAGGCGGAGACAGACCGGTTAAAGGCAATCGTTCCAGCAATGGGAGAAGGGGCGCTGGAGCCGATCATCCGCAAGGCGCTGGCCGAAATCCTGCGCGCACCCAATCCCGACGCCGGAATCCAGCCTGATAACGCAGACCCGGCGAACCTATACGCCGCAGGCATTCAGAACGTACTGGCACCCGTAGAAACACAAACCACCGGAGAGCAACAATGAGCGACGTGCAGGCAGAACAGCAGCAACAGGTCGAACAACAGACCGAAACGGAGCAGGTAGAACAGCAGCAGACCGAGCAGCGGCCTGATACCTCATGGGTGCCGAAGCGCATCAGTGAGATCACCGCAGCCCGCCGCGCGGCAGAAGCGCGTGTCGCTGAACTCGAGGCCGAACTCGCGCGAGCACGCCAACAGCCGCAACCGACGGAAGGCCAGCAGCCGCAACAAGCGCCGCAATCCAATCAGTCCGTGGAAGAGCTGGCGAAGGCATACGCAAAGCGCATGGTTGCCGAAGAGACCGCGCAGAGCACGCTGAACCAGCGCATCACGGCCATCAACGAGGCGGGTGCCAAGGAATTCGGCGAGGATTTCGACAAGGCCACGCAGAATCTGAACATGGCTGGGATCGGTGGACTCGACTTCCTGAAAGTTCTCACCTCAATTGATGGCGCAGAGAAGCTGGTTACGTACCTCGGCAAGAGCGAGAACATCAACGAGGCCATGCGTATCGCTTCACTCGAACCGACGCAGATGGCCATTGAAATGATGAAGCTCGCGCCGAAAGCCGCAAAGTCTCTAAGCAAGCAGATCAGCAAGGCGCCGCCGCCGATCGATGCGCTCGACGGGCGGAGTGGCGCTGAAGACAGCACCGAGCCTGATCCGAGCGATACCAAGAAGTGGCTGGCGTGGCGTAACAAGAACGCGCGTCGCCGTTGATCTCAGAAATAGGTGGCCGGAATTTACTTCCGGCTTACCCTTTGGCTCACCGAAAGGGGCAATTTAAGCGCTTCCTTCGTGACCATAGGCCATTCAGAGCCGTCAATCTGATCTGTATCGCCAGCTAGCGAGGGTTTCGGGGTTAAGGGCTTAGGCCCGCTTGTGTACCCGGCAAGCGTGTTGATTTTTCTGACACTTAACCTCAGAGAGGAACCCAAAATTGCAAATTCATTGCTGACGATCAATCAGATCACCAACGAGGCGGTGCGTCTGTTCTCGCAGACCAACGCCTTCCTTCGCCGCGTCAATCGCCAGTACGACGACCAATTCGCACGCACCGGCGCGAAGATTGGTAACACGCTGCGTATCCGTCTGCCGAACGATTACATCGTCGGTAACGGACCGGCTATCACGCCGCAGGGCACGAACGAGCAGAACACGACGCTGACCGTCGCGACGCAGAAGAACGTTCCTGTCGCCTTCGGCACGGCTGAAAAGACGATGTCGCTCGACGACTACAGCGAGCGCATTCTCGCTCCTGCGATCAACCGTCTGGCCGCATCGATGGCCGGCGACCTGATCAGCGTGTCGAATGCTGCGTCGAATCTGTCATTCAAGCAGGACGGCGGCGGCAACCTGATCTCGCCGGACGCTGGTACGTGGCTGGATGCGGGCGCGAAGCTCGGCTTCAACCTTGCGCCGGGCATGGACCGCACGATCATCCTCGACCTGTTGACCGAAGCGCGCACGGTCACGTCGCTGGCCGGTCTGTTCAATCCGCAACGCAAGATCGCGGATCAGTACGAGACGGGCATGATCACGACCGATACGCTCGGCTTCGACTGGTATCGCGATCAGACGGTGCAGATCCACACGAACGGTACGTTCTCGGCGGGTGGTACGGTCAACGGCGCGAACCAGACGGGCAACACGCTGACGGTCAACGCCATCACCGGCACGTTCAACGCGGGCGACATCATCACCATCGCTGGCGTGAACGGTATCAACCGCCTGACGGGTCAGGATCAGGGCCAGTTGCGTCAGTTCGTGGTGACGGCAAACGTCGCCAACGGTGCGACGTCGATCCCGATTTACCCGGCAATCGTTCCGGCGCCGGCCGCATTCAACACGGTCACAGCATCGCCCGCCAACGGCGCAGCGATCGCGCTGGTTCTCCCCGCAAGCACGAAGTACCGCCAGAACCTCGCGTTCTACCCCGAAGCCTTCACGCTCGCGACCGCCGACATGGAAATGCCGACGAGTGGCGTGGTGGAGGCTGCGCGCGCGGAGTTCGACGGCTGCGCAATGCGGATGATCACCGCGTATGACGTGATGAGCGACAACCTGATCACCCGTCTGGACGTGCTGTATGGCTTCGCGGCCATTCGTCCGGAATGGGCCGTTGCAGTCGCTGACGTTCTCTAACCGGGTCTCCTCCGGGTGGTGCTTGGGCCGGGAGATTCCCGGCTCCTTTTTGGGAGTTTTCGATGTACCCGAACATGCGCAATTTCACCGCTCCGTATGTCTTCGTGGAGTACCCGAAGTGGGTCACGCTGGCAGACGGTTCCGGTCTGGTGGTCAACAGCCGGGAAGAGGAAGACGCAGCAATCGGCCAGGAATCGGCCGACTCACAGAGCGTCGATCAACTGCGGGACGCGTTGATGGATCAGGCGAAAGCTCTCGGACTGAATCCGCATCACAAGACAGGCGTCGAGAAACTCAAACAGATGATTTCCGAACAGGAGTGCAAATCGTGAAAAAGGTTCTTCTCGCAGTCATTGCCAGCGTTGGCATGTTCGCAGCGCTGATTTCGCCCGCTCAGGCGCAGTTCAACCCGAGCAACGGCTTCCAGACCATCACCAACCAGTGCGGATCGTTTTTCCTGCAAGGCACGACGTATTACAACGGCTCGGGCGTCTCGGTCGGTTCGACGTTGCCGTATTGCGCCACGTCAATGAGCACGCAGCGTTCGGACTCGGTCCAGATGCAGCCCGCGAAGTTCACGAATGCCACGCTTCCGACGTGCAATGCGTCGAGTTCCGGCCTCATCGCAGTAGAGACGGATGGCGCTGCAAGCCCTGTGTATGCGGCAACGGCGACGGGTGGTGGCACGCTGGCTGTGCAGGTGATGTGCACGAACAGCAACGGAACGTTCAACTGGACGAATCATTAAAATGACCGTCCCGACTCCGCAGACGCCATCTGACATCATCAATCTCGCGCTGAAGACGGCCAACGTCGTAGGCGTGGGGCAGGTCGCGTCTGCGGAGGATATGAATGATGCTTTCAACCTGATGAATATGATGATGGCGCAATGGCAGCGCCGTCGTTACATGGTTTATCAACTCATCACGGTATCAAAGCAGGCCACGGGCGCAATTTCCTATACGGTGGGGCCGGGCGGCGACTTCAACGTCGCACGGCCCTCTAAGCTCGAATTCGCCTACTTCCGCCAGAACGCCAGCACGCCGCTTCCGGTTAGCTATCCGCTCGAAATCCTGAAGGCGCGCGAGGACTACGACCGTATCTCGATCAAGGATCTGAACGCTTTCCCACGGTATGCCTACTACGACGCAGGCTATCCGATGGCGAATCTGTTCGTGTGGCCGATCCCGAACACGCAGTACGAGATAGACATCACGGTCATGCAGCAGTTGCAGCAGTTCCAGACGATCAATGACCAGATCGCGCTTCCGCCCGAATATGCGGCTGCGTTGATGTGGAACCTGACGCTTGAGCTTTATCCTTTCTACGGCTTGCCGGTGAATCCGGTCGTGCAGGGTAAAGCTGAGGCGTCCATGCGCATCATCGAAGAGGTGAATGCGCAGATTCCGCTTCTCCAGATGCCTGCCGCTTTGAGAGGGAACAGGGCGGCCGCCTATAACGTTTACGGGGATATGTACCTCGGGTCGAGTGGGCCGTAAATTCAGCATGACGTAATTTACATATTTTACTTCCGGCTTATCGTGATTTCTATGTTAGCCGGAGGTGAAATGAACAAGCCTTATAGAGAAGATTTGACTGGAAAGAAGTTTGGTGATTGGACCGTATTGGGGTTTTCACACAAGCATGGCGCCTTTACGTGCTGGCTTTGCCGGTGTGCATGCGGGAATGAAAAGGCAGTAATTAGCACGAGTCTCAAGAACGGTAAATCGGGTGGATGCGGTCATTGGAAGGCCGCTTTCCTTCGGTCGAAAGCGAAACATGGGAAGTATGGTTCGCGTCTTTATAGGGTTTGGGGGCAAATGATCCAGCGGTGCACGAATCCTAATAACAACGCATACCGTAACTACGGTGGGCGTGGGATAACTGTGTGCGCCGAATGGCGGGATTTCTCCACGTTTGAAGCAGATATGGCTCCTTCGTGGCAGGAAGGACTAACGCTTGATCGTGTCGATAATTCTCTCGGATATTCGAAGTCGAACTGCCGTTGGGCGACGCGTTCAGAGCAGATCCGCAATCGCCGGCCGCGCTCTGAGTGGAGTTCGCCGTGAAGGTGCCGCTGACGACGGGGGCTTATTCGGCCAAGAGTCTCGTCGCGGAAGCACAGCGATGCGTGAATCTCTACGGGGAGCAGAACCCGAAGGATTCCCCGTTTCCATTTACTTACTATCTGACGCCCGGGCTGACCCTCAAGACGACAGCGACGGATAGCGGGTGGCGAGGCCTGTACGCAGCTTCCAACGGCATCACATATGGCGTCTGCGGGTCGTCCGTCTATCGCATCAACTCCGATTTCACGCTCAAGCTGCTCGGCTCGATTGGCACTGGAACAGGTCCTGTAGATATCGTCGACAACGCAACGTATGCAGTAATCGTCGATGGGTCAACGAGCGGATATACGATCAAGCTGGCAGACGATACTTTTGCGCTTCTCGCTGATGCAGCTTTTGTAGGCGGCAACACGGTCAACTTCGTCGATGGGTTTCTTGTGCTCAATTCGCCCGGCACGCGCGAATGGTACATATCGCTGAATGACGAGATTTCCTTTGATGCGACGGATTTTGCGTCTAAATCAGGCTTCTCTGACAAGTTGATAGGCGTCGGCGTGACGAAGCGTTATGTGTACCTGCTTGGTGCCGAGACGACCGAAGTCTGGTTCAACGCGGGCGACACGACGTTTCCATTTGAGCGTTTGCCTGGCGTGTTTATACAGCACGGCTGCGCTGCCGCCGGATCAATTGCGCAGATGGACGGGGAAATCTATTGGTTGGCTCAGTCGCAGCAGGGGACGTGCTACATCAATCGAAGCCAGCAGTTCAATGCCTCCCAGATTTCCACGTTTGCGCTGGACAGTGAGATCGCTACGTATGAACGCGTCGACGACGCTATCGGCTTCACGTACCAGCTGGAAGGTCATTTTTTCTATGTGATCACGTTCCCGACAGCAGACAAGACCTGGCAGTACGACTTGTCGACGCAGCAGTGGAACGAACTGAACTGGATCGACGATAACGGAAACCTGCACCGCCACCGCGCGAATTGCTACGCATCGGCATACGGCCAGCCTGTGGTCGGGGATTGGGAAAACGGGAACCTGTATCTATGGGACGTGAACAACCTCACGGATAACGGCAACCCTATCCCGCGCATACGATCGTTCATGCATAGCGTCGACGACAACAGCGACCGAATCAGGTACCGAGAATTCATCGCCAATATGGAAGTCGGGAACGGATCAAATAATGGTCCGGTGTGGGTATTTCTGCGCTGGAGCGATACGCGCGGGAAGTCGTGGGGTAATGCAGTCAAGACCAGTCTTGGTAAGGAAGGGGAATACCTGACGTCATTGCAGTTTCAGCGGCTCGGCATGGCGCGCGATCGCGTCTTTGAGCTTTCGTGGTCTGCACCGGTCAAGACAGCGCTCATGGGAGCGTGGGTCCAGGCCGAATCGAACAATCAATGACCATGGCGACGACTATCCAGACCGATGTGCCGCTGGTCAATGTGCCATTTACCGATCCGAAGACAGGCAATGTCACGGAAGCATGGTTCCTGTTCCTGATTCAGTTATGGCGCCGTACGGGAGGCAGCAGCGGCACGACACCGACGTCTCTGACGATTTCTGATGTACTGGCACTTGAAGAAAGTTTTGCAACGTCTGTCAATGCGCCGAATGTTGAGCCGAACGCAACGACGCTTGCGTCTGGATCACAGCAAGCCGCGCTACTTGAAATGATCTTCGCGCCGATAGGCGCTTCGTCATCGACGGGTGGCATCAGCATCGCTGATCAGACGTTTTCGAGCGGCTCGGACTTTACTCCTGGCGTCACGACATCGCTGACGCTCAGCAACACATTTGCCAATGCCGCGCAGTTGTGGGTTTTCTTCGACGCTGCCTTCCAAGGCGATGACCAATATTTGCTTTCTGGCACGACGCTAACGTTCACAAGTGCGATCCCGGTCGGTGTGAGCAAGGTCTACGTGAAAGGAATTCGATAAATGCAGCGCATCCCGAAAGCCATCATAGCGGCTCAACTGACCACCTCTGCGGCGACCTATTACACAGCGCCAACGGGTACGACTTCGACGGTTAATAACCTGTCATTCACGAACACGTCGGGAAGTCCAGTGACGGTGACGCTCTACCGGGTTCCGTCAGCAGGATCAGCTGGTGCCTCCAACACGATCATGTCGGCCTTCTCTCTTTCGGCCGGCCAAACGTATGTACCGCCTCAGGCGATCGGCCTGCAACTTGAAGCGGGAATGACTTTGCAGGCGCTTGCATCCGCTAACACTGCCGTGACGATCGCGGGCGGCGTTTACGAAACTTCAGG